TCCGTCTAAATTATTATTTAACTATAATAATTCAATAACATATGAATAAATCCAGCATCTTCAGCATCAGGATAGAATGCTTCTTCTGATATCCAATCTGATTCACCTAATATCATTTTAGAGCATTCAGACCATGTTTTAGCCAAAGCAACAGCCAAATGTTCTCTAAATGTGTTGCGTAACTCATTCATAATATCTGCAACTAAGTTATCTAAGTATTCTTCATCAGAATTATTTTCTGTTCCAATGTTTTTTAGTATTTCTTTTAGTTGTTCATCGTTTTCATAATCTTCTCTTACATATACCATATTATACCTCCCAATTTATCCGAACTAGTGTCAGTATATAAACGTTTTGTTTGTGAGATTTCTCTTAATATTATCATAATTATTAACACTAGTGTGAAGAAAAAGAAAAAAGAAAACAAAATCCAAATCCAAATCCAATTATTTTTTTTTGACTCTTGCCCCATTTAGAGGCAAGAGTTTTTCGTAAATCGTCTGATACTTAGTTAACGGTTGTTTCTATAATCTAGTTCAAGATTACTTAATTCACTAAATGTCATATCTAAGGTATCTAACAATACATCAATTGGTATAACAACATAGATTTGATTATATTCACTATCTTTTGTTGGCTTTCCATATCCATTGATTTCTTCCCAATATTTCAAAACAAATTGTAATAATTTTTCAGTCATGATTTTTTCCTCCTGTGTTTCCACAATTAAACGCTGATTGCCTATCTTACTTAAGGTTAACTAAGCAGCATTCTCTTATTTTTATCTCTATTATAATATCCTGTTATATTAGAAAAAGAAAAAGCCTATTAAAATCCAAATCCAAATATTATTTAACACTAGTGTATATATTACAAAAAAAGAAAGGAATATTAAAATCCAAATCCAAATATTTTTTTTGACTCTTGCCCCATTTAGAGACAAGAGTTTTTCGTCATTCTCTTAGATTTGTAATTTACAAATCAAAGGATTCTAAAACATAACTAACTTTTTCTTCGGAAGTCATATTTTCCATAACTTTTCTTTGTGCTAATACTTTTTCAAGTTTTGCTGCTTTTTTTTCTTCTTCAGCATCATAATTAACTTCTAATAACATTTGTTCGTCGAAGTCTTTTAGGCTGTCTATATAGCCATAATTAGGCATTGATACTCTACTTCCTTTGAAGTATTCCTCATATGCATAATATGCTTCTTCTGATGTTGCCACAATTGCTTCAGTATTTCCACTTGCATAAGTTATAATACCCCAATACATTTCATAATTATCTACATATTCTGTCATCGTTTTTTTCCTCCTGTATCTTCTCTATCTCTACGGTTCTACAATTTCTGAGACAAGGCGTTAGTACTTAAGGCTTTTGATAATGTATTCTTGATAATATAACAGACCCGTAGGGCGGAAAGACTATAAGCCTACATCTCATATCATAACCCCCAAGTACACTTTTTCGAGGTACATAGTGAGAATTACACTTCGGAAAGATTATATACCCCCATCTCATATCATAGCCCCCCGATAACCTCCTTTATGCGACAAGTTATATACACTTGTGTGAAAAAACAAAAAACAAAAAAGAATCCAAAATCCAAATCCAAATTATTTATACTCGGGGATATATACCCCCCGAGTTTTTATGTCTCCTTTTTCTTAGGGCTTAATATTCTGCGTTGACAGCATCCCATTCTTCATCGGTCATATATAGACGGTCAACACGACCTGCCATATAGTTTACAACCCAAATGATTGGCGGTTCTTCACCTAGGCTGTTTAGTGTCTCTAAGACACCTCTCATAAATGAGTCTAGTACTTCTTCACTAGCCCCATTTACATACATTGTTCGCATTCGTTCTTCAATTTTTTCTTTCATGGTTTTTGCCTCCATGACCATGCTAGCAGGGGTCAGTATATATACTCTTCGGTCAAGCAATCTTGAATATGAATAGGAAACCCGTAGGGCGAAACCTTTATAGGCTTCCTGTGGTACGTTGAGTATGATTAGGATAGGCCGAAGAGAGACATGATTTGCAGTATATTGAAAAGAAAAACATAAAGAATAAAAATCCAAATATGAAGAGGGAGGCCGTTGCAGCGACCTCACCTCAACATAATATGGTGGCAACTTAATTATTCTTCTTCTTCTCTTCTTTGTAATGCTCTAAAACAACTATCAACAGTTCTGTTTAATCTTTCTCTCTGATAAATAGGTAAGTTCCATCTATCTATTCTATTCCATCCATTATCATCTAAAGCATCTAAAAACTTATTTCTATCAAATCTATTATTATCGGCTGATAAATGTTGTATAAAATTACTAACAACATGATAATAGAAATCCTTAGTATTGGCATCAAATCCATCTAACCCTTCAGGTTTAGGTACTGATGTCAGGCATTCAACTATCATTTCGTAATCACTTCTTGTTAAGGTCATATATCTCGGACTGTATGCCGGTATATATACTTATTGTTTACCTCATCTCACATTTATTTTCAGGCTAAAGTTAGGGCAAAAAAAGCAAAAAAGTTGAAAATCCAAAAATCCAAAAAAGATTCAAATCCCAAAATCCAAAAATCACACACGTGTGTGTGTGTAAAAGACAAAGCGTACGCTCTAAATCCAAATCCAAAATTATAATTTTTTTGTGGAGTGTAAGACCTCCGAGTTTTAGATTTAATATTCTAGTATTTCTCCTGTTTTAGTGCATCGGCATTTCATAATTGACCAATCCCAAATAGTCGCTTGATTATACTTCTTCCCTAATTTTAAAGCAGCCTTCAAGTCTTGAACCCATGTTGAAGCATCAACGTGAATTTGCTCTTTTTCATCTTCCCATATTCCACCGAATAAGTTGAGGGTTTTTCTTGAAACGCATGGTAATTCATCAGTAAGATATTCTTCAATTTCTATTTCTGGAAGGAAATTAGTTAGGTGTACTTGATTAAATGAAGCCTCATACATTTTCTCGAAAGTATCACCGTAAAATATTAAATCTTCTAATATTGGATGTCCCGATTCACATGAATTAACTATTTCATGCTCGGCCACACTGAATATATTTCCTATAACTTCCATTTGTTCATCAATGCCCAGCATCTTTATGACGTAGGCTTGGACTTCCTGAAACAAGAAGAACGTAGGTCGTTCTAAGTAGACCCCCACTTGAAACCCGCTATCAAAGCGGAGGCGTTTGTTATTGTGCATCATATATGTGCCGTCTGACTCCATGACCCCTCTAAGAAGCATTTGCTTAAGAAGGTTTTGTTTTTATATAATACCTTGAAATCAGCCGGAAAATCAACGAAAAAAAAGAAAAATAAAGAAAATCCAAAAAATAAGCAAAATCAAAAATCCGAATGAGAATCCAAAATCCAAAAGATTATAAGCCCCCATCTCATCTCAAAAGCGGGCTGGACTTCTAAAATCCGAATCACACCTATTGGTGTGTACATACAAAAACAAAAAACGTGCCTAAAATCCAAATCCAAAACCGCTTATATACTTATGGGTGTGGCAGTCTCACTTAATTTGTGAATGTAATATAACAAAGTATATATACCGCCATCTCATCTTAGACGCGGGGTGGACTGCAATCTTCTACCAACCACGTTATTATTATTCGTGTCTAAGACGGGCTGCGGGTTTATAGTCTTTGCGAGGTGGTGCTCTCTCGACGCTTGTGAATCACGATTCATAATGATTATAAACCCCCATCTCATCTTAGATTAGGCTAAGTTATAGCGGGTATTGAATAATCGTAGAGGTAGGTTTGTATTAGGGTTAAAGTAAATGCGATTCTATCTCTATTATACAGGCAAGTCAATCAGCCAATTTCTACTTTGACGCTTGTGATGCTTAGATAGCAACCTTTTTACGTGTGGGTGTCCTCAGAGGCTTTGATTGGTATGTTAGAGGCTCAACACCATAGGCGACTTATTTCAACCGGAATAATAACCCCACCAATCGAGGTTAGTTTTCCCATAACTATAAGTACTGTACCCTCGTCTCACAGTTTAATGAGTTACAGAGTTGGCATCAGAGAAGAAGGTGAAGAAGGCGGAAGAATACACAAGGCAGATAATTTACTAGGTATAATTGAATTACTTACTAACCACATATGTTATACAACAGGGGATGAAGTTATTATTCCCGAATTAGTAGATAAATACGGCAAGTCGAAGGCTAATTATGAATGGATAGATGACGTAAGGGAGGCACTAGAATGAGCGATATTCTAGCAAGAATCGAGGCTAAGAAGGCCGATATGAAAACGGCTCGAAATAACATGGCTCTAGGCATCAAATATTCATCTAGGTCATTAGGCGGCCACACTACTCAATATCGAAAATTAATGAGAGAGGCAGGTCTTGAAGTCGTAGTTATTTCTACGCCAAAAGTAACCCCTCAAGTCGGTAAACCATGCCGCTATAAAGCCTGTAAAGGTCGCGACCACAAAGCACACGGTGAGAAGTGTCCGGTTGCATCTAGTAGAGGCAAAACAGGCGGCCAAAACGGTCAAGGTGAAGTCAAGGCAAGAGTCGGCTCATTGAATGGTCGATTTACAGGATTCCGTGAATGTGGTTGTCCTCAAAGACAACACCTCCCAACCTGCCACAAAGCCGGTTTATCAGCCGCTAAAATTGCACTCATCAATGAGGCTGTTAGTATTAAGAAAATAATAAATATCAACCCGATTACATGGAGATATTCAGCCGATTGTATCACTACCGAGGCAGTTAGTTTTATGCTAAAAGGAATTGCCGGAGTATGTTCGGGATGTAAGATTGAGATGCCTGCTATCAAGGCGGCAAAGGTTCACAAGAACGATATTAGAGAGGCTAAGATGCGAGTAATATGCGACGCTTGCGACACACAATAAATAGATTTAAGAGAAAAGGATAAGGAGAGAGATATATGACAAGAAGAAGATTAGGCGCACACGGCAAACCGATAATGTGGACAGACAATAAAGTAAGAATGACAATACGACCCCAACCATCGGTATTAGATGCCGAAGATTTGGCTATGATTTTAGGTCATCGTTTAGATATTCAACATGACTATTATGGTACTAATGGTATGGATGAAGCCAAAGCAGCATTTATGATTTGGGAATATGAGAACGACCAAAAATTGACACAAAAACACGCACTAGAATTAGTTAGTGATGGTTATTATCTTGAAATATATCATCAAGGTAGCGACACACATGAAGCATTTGATAGAAATGAGCCACATCATCTAGTATTATTGAGACTAGTACACAGGATTTGGCCTCAATTTGCTGATGACGCTTGTGAGGCGGAATAAGATAGGTTTAAGAGCAAAGTACGTTTAGAGACAAATACAAGGAGAGGCGAGACAAATGGCTAAAACAAGATTTATGAAAACATGGATAAGAAATATGAAAATAAAGGAGATGAAAAAATGATATACAAACAAATAAATAAATATGAAATGATAGACGCATTTAGACAATACGGGCGATTGAAAACTAGTGAGACGCATGGTAATTTTACCGAAGAAGCAGTTGAAGAGTTATTCCATTATTATGATGAAATAGTCGGAGAACAATTTGAGTTATCACAGGCTTATGAATTAGATGTTGTCGGTATCTGCTGCGAGTGGACTCAATACGATAACATAGACGAAGTAAAAGAGACATACCTAGATACAACGCATGAGACATACGATTCTGACGATGTTTTCGAGTACCTAGAAGATAACACATATCACATCGTTTTAGACGATGATTCAATACTAGTGAGGGAGTTTTAAATGAATTATAATTCACCTTTAATTAGGGCTAAAAGTAACTTCGCTAAAGCGAAATATACGACGCTTGAGAGGCACGAAGCGACACCTTTAAGAGTGGAAGCCTCGAGGACAATTCACCCAACAAACAGGGAGGAACAATAACATGACAATGAAAAACATGATGGCGGCAATTGGCCGCTTTGGAAATGACGCACAAGGAACGACTGCCGAAGAGGTCTTGGCTAATGCCGGACTAAACTTCGATGTGGCTATTGAGCCACTATATACCTCTAAAGGTAAGCCGATTAGGTCTAAGTTTAATCGTATCTTTAGACAAGATAACGACATGACTCTAGGCGTTGTCGGTAAAACGTATGTACCAATGCAAAACGACAGACTGTTAGGTATTGCTAACGAATTAGTACAACGTGGTGAAATTGATTGGGATAAGATAGGTATGATTGGCGAAGGAGAAAAATTATTCGCCTCTTTCAAATTGCCGGAAGGATTTACTATTCGTGGTTGGGATGATGTTGATAGTTATATTTACCTTACAAATACACACGACGGTAGCGGTGGAATTAGAGTAATTCCTAGCAACGTAATTATCGGATGCTCTAACCAATTTAGTCATCTAATGGCAGGTATCAAGAGAGCAGGTATTGACCCTAAGAAATTAGTAATACGCCATTCAGCAAAGCAAGAAGAGAGAGTTGCGGAATTAGTAGAGGCATTGAAAGTTGTAGATATGCTCAATCAGCAATTCGTCTTAGATGCTCAAGAATTAGTCAACATTGAAATGACTCAAGAAGACCGAGTATCTTTCTACCTAGATACTTTTGGGATAAAACAAAATGAAGAGTTAGTTGATGCGGCTAACCCTCTAGGATTGACTACAAGAGGTAACAATACACTAGAGCGATTACTAGAAGTTGAGGCACATCCTACCAACAACCACAACGGTAACGGTTCTAGTGCCTTCGCTGCCTTCAATACAGCAACGTACTATATAGACCACGAATGGACATTTGACCGCAAAGGTGAGAAGTCTAACGACAAGAGAGTCGAGTCGGCAATCATGGGTACAGGCTCAAGAATGAAAGCAAAGGCATGGGAGTCTCTAGTGGGAGATTACCTATAAGACTCAAGCGAGGTAGGCGAGACTAGATAAACAGGTGCTAGTCCAAAACCGTAACCGATATGCACAGGGAAGGAGTAAAGAAAATACCCGAGAGACTTGGGAGACATTCTGATAAACAAGCCACTGATAATAAATAGAGCATTAACAAGTCGGATAAGCCTACTACGCTTGAGAAGCATACTACTACAACCTTAAAAGTAAAGTCGGAGTCGATAAATTATGAGATGTAATTCCGGTTGCCCTAAAATTATAGGCGAACATAGGTGTAGAGTATGTGGCACACATTATTCAACAAGGAGTGAAGAAGAATGAATATATTTGTATTAAATGAAAACCCCGAATTAGCAGCAAGAGATTACTGTAACAAACATCTACCTAAGATGTGTGTAGAGATGCTTCAAATGCTAGGTAGTGCTGTCATTAGACACGGTGCAACGCCCGACATGATGCCACTTACTAAGAAAGGTACGCCTCTCAAGGGTGGCTATCATAATCATCCGTGTACCCGATGGGTAGGAGACAGTAGCGACAATTACATTTGGACTGTACGCCATGCCCTAGAGATATGCAAAGAATATACTAACAAATATAACAAGATTCACTTTTGCGAGGCAGGTATTCGTCATCTTAGTTCTATGGTAAAACTAATTCCCGAAGGCGACCTTACACATTTTGCTCTTGCTATGCCCGATGAGCATAGACCGGAAAATGTAGACGGTGAAGAGATTATCTATCATGCCGATGCAGAAGCAGCAGTAGCCGCTTACAGGCGTTATTACCACAGTAAATCATTTGCTAAGTGGGATGGTCGCATTATACCTACATGGTGGCGTTATGATATGGAGGCGAATATAATATGAGAGATATATCAGAAGCAAGTATATCAGAAGAAGATTTTTCAGAGTTGTGGGATATGTGGTTTACCAAACAAGATTTAATAGATTATGTAAACCTAACATATAAGTTTAGAGAGATAAATCACAAATATAATTTAGGGTTGGTGGAAGAATGAATGAAGAAGTAGAAGAGTGGAATTGTAATGGCATAGTTGAAGAGAGAGTTTTTATTGACGTAAAAGTAAATGCCGCAAGAAGTAGTGGTTACTATGTTAGGTGTCAGCAATTAAAACACGCCATAGAGAGGATTGAAAACAATTCAGATAGTAAAGTTATAGGTCTTGTCTATGATGGAACTAACACAATAGAGTTACTTTTAGACCCACCAATAGGAGATGATGAAGAATGAGAGACGATGATTTTTCACAAACTATTATCTTAATAGTATTATCATTAGTATGTATATTAGTGGGGTTATTATTATGATAAAAGAAAAGTGTGAACATGATACTTGTCTTTGGTCGGTAACTACAATATTCAACGTATGTGCGGTATCAGACAATAGATTATTGACCGAATGTGATGTTGAATGCCTCAAGTGCGGTACAAAAAAATATGTAGTATCAAGTGGTAATATATTAGAAGATGGAGATGACATACAATGAGTAGTTTTTTCCTAAATAAAACTCAAGATGAGGGGGCGGCTATATTTTCCTCCTTTTTCAATAGCCGTCGCCCTCTCACACGCTTGCGTAGCGTAGTGAAAACAGTTATAAAAAAAGACATGGAGGCCTAGATATGAGACATACGGACATAACAGCACACGGCATAAAAGAGATACGAATAGCGGCAACTAACGCCGATATACCTAATTTATTGAAGATTCATATAATGGATAGTGAGGGTAGAAAAAGTCAAATCTGTTTATTCTTTGAAGATAAACTTAACATTGGTTTAGACGCTGAATTACCTATCAAATGGGTTGGAAACATAGACGCTCTAGGTAATACAATAGTACGCGGTAAAACAATAGGTTGGGAACTCAGTGAGGATGAGGAAGAATGAGAGAGGATAATAGAGGTCAAGAATATTTAGATGAAAACTTTTGTTTGCATGAGGATTTATACGTTAATGATATAACGGTAAAAGTACAATCACAACCTGTTGGTGATTTAGATAATTGGAAAAGATATTTACAGACAGTAGGAACACAGTTATTCACATTATATGCTGTTGTAGTATGTGAAGAGTGTGGTGCAAGTCAAGAGCAACACATAGACATAGATACAATATTAGAGACAAAAACATGGGAGTGGGAAGAATAATGGGGAGTAGGCGACCACGAAAGCAAATGCTTGACTTCTGTTATAGATACATACAGGACAATGGTATTCAGACAAGTAAAGAATTACTATCAGCCTATGAAAAACAAGACTGTACTACAAAGAAAACAGGTCATTGTAGTATCAGAGAATTGAGTATGACCCTATCTAAAAACAGACTTTTCTTTAGGACAAAAGAAAGTTTTGGAATAGACCATAATAAAAATAAGATTTACAAATATGACATACGTGATGTTAATGAGGTAGCCCGTAAATTAGTTTCATTGAAGCATAGACAAACCGACCCAAAACATTACCCAAAAATATTGAGAGACGCATACAACGCTTGTGTAGCAGAACAGAAGTCTTTAAGACCTATGGACGATTCGGTAGGAATAAGGGAGTGAAGCAGAATGCCAAGCAAACAACAAAATAAAGCACGACAATATAGATACAATATGAAATACAAAGTCCGTAAGGCAAACAAAGGAGATGAAGAAGAATGATAAAGATAAAACAGGAATATTATACAGAAATACAACAAAGGAATGAAGAATTAAGAAAGACTGCCCCTATACCCAAAGGTCAAGATGACTTTAGAGGTAAATGTTTTGTTAACAAACACAACGGTGTTGCTATGTTAATAGTAGGTCATTGGGTTAGTGATAAGGGAATAGTAATATGGAAATCCGATGCAGGAGATGTGTTCGGTGGTATGGAGATTGTTGAACATTGGGATAGAATATCCTTTCATGATTACATGAATAGAGGTGAAGAAGAATGACTAGTATAACGGTAAAAATAAAAATAGAAATTGAAGAAAAAATAGAGATTGACGTAGATGATTTGATACATCAAAGCATTGACGATTACATGGATTATGTAAGGGAAAACCCGCAAGACTATATAGACATAGATATGGGTTTTGAATGGGAAGTGGCTTAGATGAGTATTGAAGATAGACTAGACGAAATTAAAGACGAAATAAGAGAATTAGAAAAGGCCGAAGAAGCGTGTGAATATGCCTTGCATTACATATATGAAACCGAAGGTCATTTGACTAATGGGATAATAATGAGCCACCATGCAGGTATGGAAATGGAAGATGTTTTGGGTGAAATACAAGATAGAAAACAATACTTAGAAGATAAAATAGGGGCGATATAAAATGAAAAAAGGTATGTATGAGGAAGCATGGGATAGATTATACGAATGCTTTGACGAAGAGACAGAAGAAGGATGGGAAATGCAAGAATTAATGCGACAGATATACAAAGAGGTGAGTCAATGAGTGAATTAAAAAGAGATTATTGGTCGGAGACATTAACTTGTGTTACCGGAAAAGTAAAGATTGATAGACGAGAGATTGTGGCAATAGTTACGCCCCTCAATACTGCTACCCTAGAAATACATCTAAAGTCCGGCACTATTTTTACCATAACAAATTGGGATGTAAATACCATAGCAAACCTATACTTGACACAATCACCACATGAAGAAGTCAAGGTAGTACCTAATACTTTTACCATAAGAGAAGGTAAAGCACCATTTCTTTTTACAGGAGAGTCAGAAGAATGAAACAATGCGATTGTGAAGGTAGGGTTATTGATTACCCTAAGCCTATGTACCCTAGTATATGTGGTAAATGTGCGGGTTGGTTCTGATGAGTAGTATTGAGGAAAAAGTAATTGCTGAGATTAGATGGCGGGCTAAAAAAGGCGAGGCCAAATACGGTACTACAATGGATAGGGATGACCTATCTTTTGTCGAATGGGTACAACATCTCAAAGAAGAATTGATGGATGCGGTAGTGTACGCACAGAAGATTATTGACGCTTGCGACACCGATACGAACCTTTTAAGTGATAAGAAGGAGACGGAATGATATGAAGAGACACGCAAACACTAGAGCCGCAATCACTAAGGCTCTCAAAGAAAAAGGTGAACCAATGACGGCAGAAGAAATATACCGAAGCATTGATGTTAAGAGAAGAGGAAAAAGAGTTAGTAACAGCAAAGCAGTTAGTAACCTACTAAAAGGAATGAAGAATATTAGAGTCATAAAAGCAGGCTTCACGGTCAAAGGTGATGTCGCTTCTGAATACAAAGTAAATAGTTATGTGTATGATGATGAGGGGGCAGAAATATGAGTGAAGAAGAGAATGATATTAGATGGTGGATAGAAGAGGCATTGACTGAATTAGAAAATGCTATGGATGCACTACACAAACTGAATAGAGAAACAGATGTAATAGACGATGTTGAGTATAATAAAATAAATAGAGCGATATGGGATATAGAACAAATACTAAAGGAGAGGCGAGATAGATGAGAAAATACAGCGAAGTTTTAGCGGAAAAGAAGGCAGCAGAAGAGGCTGAGAAAGAGAGAGTCGAGAACATGACTGATGAAGATAAGATACAGGAATACCGTATCTTAATTAGTGATATGCGTAAGTACATGAGTATAGGTTCATGGGGTAAAAAGACACCAAAGAAAGTAACTGATGAGTTTAGAGGACTAATGAGTAAAGCCAACGCGGTTCACGTTGAGAGGATGCAGTATGAGTCAGAAGAGTGATTACTTTATCCTAAAAGTAAAGGACTTAGAGTTATTAGAAGCAACCCCGTACACAAGAGCAACCGAAGGATTTAGGAAAAAACCATTTTACAAAAAACCTACTATACTTTTACGGAATAAATATCTTGATAAAGATTTTGCTATACTTGATACAAGTATGTTCTCAAGATTTATCATGGCTATGGATAACGAAGTATCATTCTTAGACTGTAATCATTGGCTCTCTTTATCCATAGATGGTGAGTTAGATTTCTATGATTTGATATTATCATTCATACAAGATTATCCCGATATATCTTTCGGTGTATGGGTTACATCCGGTATCATACACGGTATTGATGACGGGGCATGGGATAGTAAAAGTAAATATCTTGTAGAATTATACGAACAGTTGCCCGCTTATATCATGGAAAATCCTAGAGATTGGGATTCGTACATGAGGATGAGTAAGATAGATGGTAAAATGTACCCGACGCTTGCGTATCATAGTGGTAAAAAACACATAGAAATAGTGTGTGCTACACAGCGTACTTATATCGTGGGTAGGTACGAGGTAGGGGATGGGTTTATTCAGCCTCTACGTGCTTCTATGTTACCATTTTGGACACATCTAGTACCACTAGAGACGTTCCATAAACAGGTCGAAGAACATTTAGACCTACTAGATACTATTGAGGAAAAAGAATTACCCGAACAACCATTCACTAAAGCAAGGGCCAATAGTATAGACTTTGCAGATAGAAATAGACTAGAATATGAAAATTATCTATTAATTTTTCAATAGTTAGGGAGGTCACAAAAAGAATTAATCGTGGTACTGCGCCTTTATTTTTTAATTTTTTAATTTCTTCAATAGTATGTATGGTAATAGGTTAGTCTCTTAACCATTATAGAAGAAATAAAATAAATAAATAATAGGCTTTCAGTACAGCGTTTTATTCTTTTGACGCTTGCGGTAACAAAAGAAAATAATTAAAAGCGTTATACAGGGGTGGAAAAAATATGAGTAAGAGAAGCGGTGCTTTGAATAAGAGATTTCAAACAGAAGTCTATAATTATTTGAGTAAAGAAGGAGAGAAGGATACTAGAGAGATAACCGATTGGTATAACGAGAGGTTGAATAAGAAAGGCTTGAAGGCTAAAGATACTATCACCTGTATAAGAGCAGCAGCAGTATTGAAGAGAAGTGTATTGTTTGAGAAGAAAGGTAACATACCACATCAATATACTACGGCTAGTAATATTATATCTCTATGGGATATAAGACCTATTGAGACAGCAGTAGATAAGGTAATTTTATCTAAAAAACAATTACATAGATTCCCTAAGTTTTTGAGGGAAGCAGTAACAAGGAGGATTGGAAAAAATGAATGAAAGAATGATACAACAAATGCAAGACACCGATTTAGTTTGGGAAAAAAATATTACGGTAGAACCAACATCGTTGTTAGTGTACTTTCAAGGTGAACAAGGCTTCGCTTCCTTTGTGGCGTGTAGTGGTTTAGTAGGTGAAGCACAACCTATATGTAGAATATTTTCTAAACTACATAATGTTGAGCCAATAAACACAGTACCTAACCCAAGTTTCCCCGAATGGAGATTATATGAAGCGTATAATAATATAGGTAGGAGATATTTTATTTTGCGTATGTCTCATACTTATGTAGTAAATCAAGATAAAACTAAAGCGTGGTTGTATAATTATCCTGTAATGAGAGATATAGTTTTATCCTTAAATAAAGTAGGTGTAGATGAGATGACTTACCTCACTACTAATATTATGCAGGAGTTTATGTATCAAGATACATTACAGATACCCGATGATGACTTGTTGATTTATGACTACCAAGAAAAACCCGACTACTCATTTTTCCATGATAGCGTTGAGGAAACAAAAAAGCAATTGATAGTACCTCCGCCTGCGTGGATGTTTTCGGAAGTCTTTGAAAACTTTTCTCTTAATAATAAAGGTAATTACTTAGTGGTTTGTAGCAATACAAAAAATACTTTTGTAAATACTAAATCAGTAGACACCATAGTTAAGTTTTTAACCGAGACGCACTTATTGTCTATTGACCCTAACTATATGTTGACATTAGAAGAAGCACTATTAGATATAGAAGGGCATACGGCAGGTGAATAAATGAGTACGCAAATAAGAAGGTTTAATGTCTTTGAAAAGACAATAGAGTTTGCACAAAAAAATCATTTCGTAGGAGTCGAGGATAAAATACCTATATTCCTATGTAGTGTCGGAGGTCATCTTTTTAATACCTTAAATAAATGTAGTCGCTGCGACTTCGACCCCGATAGCCCATTAGTGAATCAAGAAGATGGTGATTTCGTTATAGAAAATTGTCCACTAAGGCATGACAATATGCCCTTCTATACACCGATGTCTCAACTACCCGATACACGTATTCACATACTAATGAGAGGTGCTAAGGGTAGTGGTAAATCTGTCTTAATACTAATGTTCTTAGCGGAGGGTACAGGGTTACTATACAACACCAACCAAGACTTAGGGCAGGGCGTTAGAACTATGATGGGTGCAAACTCTATCACAGAAGCGGGTATGTTCGGGTCAGTAGATGAAGAAGGGAACATAGCGGGTCGGCCAATCGCTAGAGAGATGTGTGGCGGCTTCTTAGGATTTGAAGAGTTTAGTAGTATGTCTGATGCGTCTAAAAAAGACCACAGCCTAGATATGAAAAACCAATTGCTTACATCCTTAGATAATGGTAGAGTACAAAAAGCCATGAGAAATGGTTGGGTAAATTACACCACTAGATATTCTATTTGGGCGGGTACGCAGCCTGCTAGGTTTGAATTAGACTCCGGTTTAGATAGACGTTTCTTTATCATAGATATAGAGATGACACCGGAAAAAGAGAGAGCATATAAAATTGCACAACATCGTCAAGCCAATATGCAGGCTGATGAGAGGGCTATGTTAGCGAACCTAAACCTAGAGATTAGGACATGGATTAGACATCGTGTAGAAACTGCGGTAGCAAATCCTCCTACGGGAATTATCTTTGATGACGACATAATGGAATGGATTGATAGACCGGATGTACGTTCTTTTGAGGCAGATTTATTCAGAAGATTGTGTATTGGTTATGCTATGATGCAGCCTGAATATCGTGGTGGAGAGCCTTTAATAATTAGACTTGACGATACTTTAACGGGAATACTAAACCAATCACTAGCCATGAGAAGAACGGTTATGGATGCAGACTTAGACTTAATACGCTCGGCATTTTGGATGAAGGATATTCCTAAGAGTCAATTACTCAAAGAGATTTCTAGGATGATTACTAATGGTGATTATCAATCCGCTAAGAGATGGCTTATAGAGAACCTTGAGTCGCAAACGTGGTACACCGAGCATGAGCCTGCTGTAAAAAGGCGTGGTCGTAAGGGTGTAATATGCCGCTTTGGTAATCTTAGTGAAAGTGTAGAAAATCTACAATGGGGGAATAAAACATGAGTAAAAAACTACAAGGTAGATTGAGCCGTAGAACTATGAGTACACAAAACGATGGTATCAAATGTGCTGCTAGGTATCTTTTAGGTAAAACTACACCCTGTACTGCTGCTGAATGTTTTGAACATATGACTTTCAAAAGTGGTAAATTGTATAGAATAAGTAATAGAGCGACCTCTTTGAGAAGATTAGAAAGTAGGTTGATAAGACACCCGATAATAAAGAAGCACGATACTAAACCAAGAACCTTTAGTTGTTCGTTAGAGGATTATGAAAATTATTTTGATTGCGACCCGTTCTATGACTACACCGACCAAACTGTTAAAAATAAAAAATCACACGATAAGCCATCAAGGAGGAAGAATAATGGGTAAAATTGTCTGTTGGTTTAGTGGAGGTGTTACTTCAACCGTTGCTACTAAATTAGCACTAGAAAGATACGAGGATGTGGAAATTATATTTTTTGAGACAGGAAATCATCATCCCGATAATGATAGATATTTTGCCGAATGTGAGAAATGGTTCGGGCAGCCGATTGTAGTTTTGCGTGATGAAAAGCACGAAGATATTTATTCTATTTTTGAGGAAAAAAGATTTATCAATTCCCCCTATGGTGCGCCTTGTACTCAAATATTAAAGAGGAAGGTTAGGCAGAAGTGGGAAGATGAGGTTGACTTCAAAAATAATTATGAAGGCCAAGTGTTCGGCTTCGATTGTTCACCAAGAGAGTACAAAAGAGCAGAAAGATTTCACAAAGAATATCCATATACTAACCCATTATTCCCGCTAATCGGCTGTAATTTAACAAAGGAAGATTGCTTCAATATAATGGAGAGTAACGGTATAGAGATACCAAAAATGTATAGGTTAGGTTACGGTAATAATAACTGTATAGGTTGTGTCAAAGGCGGTATGGGTTATTGGAATAAGATAAGAATAGATTTTCCCGAAGTGTTTGAAAAGACTGCTTCTTTGGAGAGAGAAATAGGTGCTACTTGTATAACAGATAGAAACGGTAATCGTGTATATCTTGATGAGTTAGACCCGAAAAGAGGATGGGCTTTGAAGCCTTATGTTGAGCCTTGTGGCTCATTTTGTGATGATTTAGATGGAGTTGAATAAATGAGGACTAAGAGAGAGATTGAATTAAGATTGCATAACGAGAATGATGCTTTTGTGATAGAAGTATTACGATGGGTGCTAGAAGGCTCTTGTGATTTTTGCGAACACAAAAACCGTAAAGAGATGGAGTTAGAAGTACACACAGGAGACTCTTCACCTGCGTATCTTGAGGGTAAATATAATTGGGCTGATGGTACGGTTATGCACCACATGGATTATCACATGGAGTACGACCCTAGCGAGGCAAAGCACGTTGAAGAAGCACGTTCTCAATCTATCAACACACTAGATGCTGCGGAGGATATTGTTACTAGGATTCAGTCTTATTTGGATGAGTTGGAAATAAGAAAGGAAGCAGAAGGTGGTATATCATCCGAGTTCGTTGCCGATGCTTCTAGGCTCATCGGGCAGGCTAATACTTCCTTAAAACTAGTCGGTCAATTGAAAAAAGAAATTGGTGTAGATTCACAATTACTTTTAGCCCAATTACAAATGTCAGACATCAGTAGAATATTGGTTGAGGTTCTAGGACATGACCACTTATTATTAGATAGTGTAGAAAGGAAACTAAATGCACTATCCGCACCCGTTATAGATGTGGATTACAAGGAGGTTGAATGATGCCTAAAAAGTGGAGAAATAAACCTACACGTATGATGATAACCCGTACTTTAGAGAAAAAAGAAATACCTAATCTTGTCGAGGCTATGGCCGAAGATGGTGTTAGTGCGTACATAACTAGTAGTGGTATAGTGTGGTATCATGCAGAATACAAGGTAGCCAAAAATGTCATAGCAGATGTTTGGGGGTTATCTTCAACGCAGATGGATAGAGTAAACAATTACATATATGGTAATGACCCATTTGTTAATATTTATAAAGATGAATACAAAAAAATTGACTAAAAAAATTGAAAGGGGGTATAGACATTATAATTTTTACAAAAGACCCAACACCATTTATGACAGGAGAATATCTTGTCATGTATAGGACATTAGATACTGCACCTACGCAGGCTAATATTACTTACATCCTACATACAGATAAGTTTGGGGTAAAAGAAATAGAGAAATGGTCGCCTGTTATACAGAATAAGTTAGTTATTGTTACGGAAAAAGCACCTAAGATAACAAAAAAGATAGAGGATTTAGTTGTTGTTGATGACAAGTTGCTCATAAAAAATAAAGATAATTATTTTGGTGCTATCAAATCTTTACTCACATGGAACGATAGAAAAAGAGTGAGCAAGGTGTTGCACGATACGCCACTACCACTAGTTATTGCTTTCTTAAAACAAAATGATGTGGACATAGAAGTGTGGCGCAGTCTAGCGAAAACACACCAAATATTACCGGAAAAATACTCTAGGGCTTTATTGACTTACAAGATTAAACCTAAAAATATGAGAGTTAATTGGCCTAAAAAGAAAACAAAGGAAAAAGAACGACCCGATGTGTTTGAATATGACGATGAACATTGGGAGATTATAAAGGACAACTCTATAACCGTAACCAATACGTCTCGCAAGCGTAAGAAGGTGTCGGATGAATGGGTATAATTATAGACATTTTTCTTTTCTTAATATTAGTTTTTTTATTGTCTTTACCTACCTTTATTTTATTTGCATATCTTCATGGATTTGATGCATTGATTGATGAGTTTAGAGATTACGGGTATATAGAAAGGCGACGAGAAAGTTCTAGAACAATAAATCAAAGGGATGCAGATAATTATCTAGCAAATAGTGTATTTTGGTCGGATATGGGAAACCATTAATAAGAACCATAGTGATAACATTTATACATGAGTGCAAACAACCGACGGGTTCGTCGGCTTATCGTAGACATCCTATGGAAACATGGGGCTATGACTAAAGAAGCAGTAGCACAAAGACTTTCTAGTGATAAGAACGTGAGAGCAGTACCCTCACCACACAGTTTATCGGCTCTCTTATCTAAGAATCCTCAAATTATACCTGTCGGTAGTGAGAAGGTAGAGAATGCCGTAGGACTAAAGGCTAGTCATCTTATCTATGACATAGATAGAGAGTTGATTAAATCCTCTGATGATATAGTTTATAGCCGTACTCCAACCGTGATGACACCTACACAAAGGAGAGAAGCAGAACAATGCAGGTGTGGAAGGATAAGAGTATTCCCACCGGATTCGGGTGTTTGTTTACATTGTGTAAGGAATAATTCATAACACACTAACGGAGTAGGTACACATGGGGGAGATGATGCGAGAGGATATTAGTAGCATTCTGTCAGCCATGTATCATACCCACCATAATCACGACCTGTCGTATTTACTCTCTCCCGCACATATTTCAGAAGGTAATTTTATCAGAACAGTATTGGATTACTTTACCGACCCCGATGAGGATGAAGAGATAGATTCTATTATTGTAGAAAGGATGAATCCCGAATACCTACGAGGTATAATGATGGGGTTAGTCATAGCACTAGACACAGAGAAGAGTCATGGCGAACACATGGGTAGAAGTAGTCATGGTGAGATTCTACATTTGTTTGATGCGGCCAATGCTTTCTTGATTGAATCACTACAAAGATAATGTTTATAACCCTAACAAAACACAATTTATGTTATGGTAACATGGGCTACTAAATACAGACCTACTACATTCGATGAGATGGTTGCTAACAATAATTTCTCTAATTTCGACCAACACCTTCTATTACATAGTAAGGCGGCAGGTGTCGGTAAAACTACTTATGCTCACGTTATCGCCAACGAAAGGGGCTACCCCTTACATATATTCAATGCTTCCTCTAAGAAAACTAGAGGTATAACATTTGTTGAAGAAGAGTTGTTACCTTTGACACGTTCCGGCAACTATCGTCAATACATACTACTAGATGAAGCAGACCAATTGACACCGGAAGCACAGGGCGCTTTGAAAGGTGTGATAGAAAATGCACAAGGTCTTTTCATTCTTACCTGTAATAATATCGAAAAAGTAAGTCCTTACTTACGTTCAAGATGTAGGACATTAGAGTTTAGACCCATAGAGATAGATGAAATGTTCAAGAGACTACAACAGATTGTTGTAGCCGAAAATGTGATTATAACAGACGCACATCTTCGTATGATTTGTGAAGCACATAGTGGTGATTTGAGAAATGCTATCAATGCTTTACAGGCTTATGATTCTTTAGGTGAAGAGAAAGGAAAAGCATTCGTACATAGTTTAACGGTAAAAGAGTTTGATAGTAAGTTTCTATTAACTCTATGTTTCCGTGAGAAAGATTTCACTAATGCTATGAAGTTGTTCGGTAACAATGATGTAAAGCAGACCATAAGAAGCGTATTTGATTACGCAATAGAGTCCGATGCTAGTAGCAACGGCAAAATGACAGTCATTGATGCGGCTATAACTGCCGAGAGAGATTTGATGAGTGGGATTGATGAAGATATTGTCAAGGGTAATTTCTTGAGAATGTTGATTCAACCGCATTCTTTATAACCGTATTAATGGACACGATAAAACAACAGAGGTACACAAAATGAGTAACCAAATGCTAGAAAATATTGCTAAAACGCTGAACGTAGCACCGGAAATGGTGCAAAGTAGGGCTGATGAAGTCCTTGTAGAACAGGGGGCTGCGTGGAAAAATGCAGGTCGTTCTGATGAAGATTGTGCGGTACTCGCACTAAGAGTCGCAGGCCGACAAATATCTTCTGAATCTGCTAAACTACGTAGAACAGGCTCGGATGTTTTCGAGGGTATGTTCATTTCCGTACCTAGACCTAAAGAGTGGGGTAAAATCCTATACAATAAGATGAAGAATCAACTTATGACTGCTACTGATGATGTACGTCAAGTACTGATTGATAGTGGGGCAGTTGTTATCTTTGAAGATAATAATGACGGTACATACACAAGACTTGCGGCAGAAATGTTCGGCATGGGTACTGAATCTGATACATCTACTTTACCAAAACACACAATGATGTTAGATGGTAATACACATTTCTATGTAGTGTGGGACAAAACCAACCCTACATTCCCATCCGGTGATGCTAACTTCAAATATGGTGCGCCTCGCCCCCAAGATGAGAGAGAAAGAACATCATTGTTCTATGGTCGTAAACAAGGAACTAATGATTCCTTAAAAATACTTAAAGTAAGTGGTAATGGTGCGGCTGCTGATAGGCAATACCCAACTTTTACTCCATTAACTATCCCTATGAAGGGTGGTAATAATGATAGATGTTACTTAAATGCAGACGTTTCAGTACCTACTGTTGATACTTCTTTGGCTAACCTTTTCGATGGTTCGCCTACTGACATCATCGGTGGTTTGATTGGTGAAGAGAATCTATTAGCAGGTTTGTCTCACTTAGGTACATACTACGACACATACAACGGTAAAGACGGTTGGTGGGATAGAAATTGTGCTGTAATTACAGAAGTAATACACATAGACCCAAGAGACAACGGTGGATATATTCTAGTGTGTGCCGATACTGATATGACTTCTATGGCAGGTACGGTTGACGTATATTGTGATGAAGAAATTGACTTTGCAGTAGGAACAAAGATGCTACTACTAGGTGGGGCTTGGAGAAGTAGAGAAGGTGAAGATAGGCTATCAGTCAATGGTTGGTATGCCTTCGACATCATCCCTCAAATGGTCGAACCTGTCGTGGAAAACGATGGGTGGGAACAATGAAGGCCGTAGGAGAATACGTTATCCTTAAGATGGCTGAAACAATCAGTACATCGGGTCTTATTACCGCAAAAGAATATATTGTTGATAGTGTAGGTTCTCTCGTACCCCTAGAAATAGGGTGCGGGGACACCGTACTATTCAATGGTGATAAGATAGAGATGACATTGGATGACGGCAGAGTTTGTATGCATTATGACAACATCTTAGCGTTTGATGCTGAGGAAGTACCTTACTACATAGGTGGAGAAGAATACTACGGTGAAGAACCGGACTTTTTGTGAGGTATTTTTATGGAAACAATATTAACAGGAATGGAAGCAAAGAGTAAATTACTCAAAGGTGTGAACAAGGTTGCTAACGCAGTCAAGGGTACTTTAGGGGTAAATGCAAGGACAGTTATCATTCAGAATCCTAGTGGTATGCCTGTAATTCTTAATGATGGTGTTACTGTTGCTAGGGCTATCAATGATGCAGACCCTTACGTACAAATGGGTATAGACTTACTTAAAGAAGTCGCTAGCGAAGCACAGGAGAAGTCGGGAGACGGTACTACTACTGCTACGCTTATAGCACAGGCTTTGTGTAATGGTTCTCTTACCTTAATAGAACAAGGTGTGAGTCCTATTGTCATTAGAGACGCTTTGGGTTATTACTTAGAAGAGACAATAGATTATCTTAACGATATCAAGACCGATGACTTCTCTATCGAAGATGTGGCTACTATCGCTGCTAATAATGACCCTGTATTGGGTAAATTAATAGCGGATGTTGTGGACAAGACAGGTAGTAAAGGTACTATTACCATAGAAAAAAGCCCTACCTTTGAAACATACACAGAAGATGTGCAGGGATTAGAGGTTCTATCGGGCTACGCACACAATGTTATGATAAATAGTCCGAAGGCTAGGTGCATCTTAGATAACCCTATGGTTATAGTAACAACCGAAAGGATTGAGACGTTCAATGCTTTGATACCTGCTTTAGAATTAGCAGTCAAAGACAACAAACCTATCGCTATATTCTGTACTGACTTTAATCATCAAGCGTTACAGAATCTTTTAGTCAACATAGCACAGGGTAAAATAAGCGCATTATTAGTTAAGCCATCCGGTATGCCGGATGAACAACAAGCGTGGTTAGAAGATATAGCGTTAGTTACAAAGAGTACTTTGTTTAAGACTTCTCTAGGAGAATCTATCACTAAACTAACTTCATTTGATGTAGGCTCATGTGATAAAATACAGGCTTCTGCTTTGACTACTATAATTACAGCGAGTGGAGAAGCATCTGATGAATTAAACGAACACCTAGATTCTTTGACTTCTTATGAAGAAGAAGCAACTAATGATTGGATGCAACAATACTATAACAACCGTATATCAAGATTGACTAATGGTATATCTAAGATATATGTCGGTGGTAAATCTGAGGTCGAACAACTAGAAAGAAAAGAACGTGTGGATGACGCAGTAAACGCTTGTCGTTTGGCTATGGATGGTGGCGTGGTCGCAGGTGGTGGTTCAGCATTATATTTCGCTAGAATGAAATTGTCTAAACATCCCGAAGATGTTGATTTTCATATCAAAAAATTATTTAATCTTGGGCTATTAGCACCCATAACTACAATAATACAGAACGCAGGTAATAACACGGGCGAAATACCTATACATACATACAAACAATATATTTGCGGTAAAACTACTGAGGTTAGAAACGCATTTAATGATGGAGTTATTGACCCCGTACAAGTAACAATCAACAGTTTAGAATCTGCTGTTAGTGTAGCAGCATTACTTCTTATGACTGATGCAGCGATACTAACTGAAAGTTTATAACCCTAATAATTAGAGGAATATATATGAGCGCATGGGGAACACAAGCAAAACCTACGACTAAACAAAAGACTGCCGAACCTGTAAATAGGTTCGATGAGAGTTATTACAAAAATCTCTTTGAGAATAACACTATCAAAGCGATTACTCACAGGGCTGCTTTCGTAGGCCATGAGAATACTGCTAAGACGGGATTGGCTTTATCATGCTTGAAAAATGAAATAGAAGCAGGTAAAACAATCTATATTTTCGATATAGATAACTCGGCTAAATCAACAGTAGACCATGTGTTCCCCGATGCCTCTAATATAGTGGTGTTGCCTTTACATGATGAGACGGATGATTCTATCTTTGACGAAGATAACAACGTAGATTACAAAGCGTTGTTAGATAAGACTTCATGGTACGTCAACATTCTTGCTGAGAAAGTTAAGAATGACCCCGAATCAGTAGGTGGTGTAATCTTTGACGGTGGTTCAACATTCCTAAAATGGTGTGAACACGCTATGAGAGCATCACTACTAAGTCGTGGTGTCATTGAAACGGAAGATGGTACATTCAATCAGAAAGAATGGAGAGAGAGAAACCGTCTATACAGAAATATTCTGACACGTTTACACAGTCTTAATGTTGCTAAGGTTTACTTTACCTTTCACTTAAAAGCAGTATCGCAATTTATGGATGACGGTACAGGTAAGAAAGTACTAATGACTGTTGGTTTCAGACCGGAATGGGAGAAAGGCACTATGAGAAAGTTTTCTCAACAAGTATTCCTAAACCGATACATGAAGAAAGCAGACCCCGCAGCAGGTGTCGAAGGTGATAGAAACTTAGCCGATGGTGAGTGGGTTGTTCGTGCTACTATCGAAGAAATGAAAGGTAACAACATAGAAAAGGTTGGTACTAAACATGACATACTCAAAGTATCTAACGGTAATGTAGAGTGGTTCGGATTACCTTTCATGGAGTGATTATATGCTTACTGTTGATAGTAATTCCTTGACATGGTTACTAACTTTGTCTCAAAGGAAACAAAATGTTTCGGGCAAAGTATCGCCACAGGTTCATTCTTTAATGATGAGAGCAGTAGGTAGTAGACTTACTGCTTGCTCTCTCGTCAAGGATGGGTTGTCGTCATTAACATTATTATCTATACCTTGTGCCGGTACAGGAAACTTTGCTATATCTGATATAGACGCTTTCTTGGGTGTTTTAAAATATCATGGTGGAGTTATTAGATTAGAAATTGGTGAAGATAAAATTATCTTAAAATCATCTAACAAACAAACTACTATGACCTCTTCTGATAAGGCTCTAGCATTTCCTCACACATCTTCTAATGTAGCAGAGTGGGAAGCGAAATCTGTTAGGTTGGCTACAAAGATAGACTTGACTGATACAACATATATGCTTAATAGTGGTGCTAAAAGAAGGCCGTTTGCTTCGTGGGAGAATATAGACACTACTACTTTGTATGAAGCATTTAGGTGCGATAATATGAACAACCAAAGATACAACCTATACACAGTAACTTCTGATGATAGAGGGTTATGTGTTGAAGTAGGTAAGAATCTTAAAGGTAAAACTATATCTCAAATTGACCCAAAACCACAGGATGTTTTCGAGGCAGTTTATATGGGTGGTTTAGAATACGTTTTCAAAGAATTGACAGGTACAGCAAGTATTTACTTCTTTGACTTTAGACCCGAAGGACAGGGTATCAGAATGCTAATTACATTAGGTGATGGCGACTTTATTTTCCAAGCAAGTAACTTGGGGTGATTAAATGGATTTAGAAATAACAGGATTAGAATTAGGAAAAAACAAAAGAATGATTGACGGGTATGACGTTACTATTACTATCATACCTACTGACTCACAGCCTTTGTATAAAGACTATGAGTGGTTGAATGCACAATATGTAAAGCATGGTAAAAATATGGAGACTATTGCTACCGAATGTGGCGTTACCGCTATGTGTATTAACAATTGGCTACGCCGCCACAACATTGATACCCGTAGTAGGGGCGCAAGAAAGGTGAATTGAAATGGTTAATTACACACAGCGTTGGCCGGACTGCGAAAGATGCGGCGCTACTTTCTCTTGGGTTTTCGTGGAACATATAGACAATGCGGAAATATATGAATGTGAACATTGTAATGACCTTAAGATGTTTAGGCATGATGTGGAATGATTGTAGAAAAAACTAATGGTAGAAATGTTCTCATAAGGGCTAGAGATAAAGACGGTAAAAGATACGAGAAAACTATTACAGGCTATTGGCCTTACTGCTACATGGAAGATGAGAATGTACCTTACGTAGCGGAAGCGGTTAGAACGGAAGCAGGTTATACAGGTCTATATGGTGAATCATTGACTAAGGTTTATTGTGCTACCCCTCACGATGTAAGACAACTATCTTACGCAGGCTCTACTTGGGAAGCGAATGTACCCTATACTAACAAGGTTCTTTGTGATTACATAAACGATGGTAATGAACCTATACCTAACTATAAACATAGGACATGGTATTTAGATTGTGAATGGTCGCCAACGACAGGACACATGAGAGTTATTGTGGCCTATGATAATTTTACCGGAAAAGAATATGTTTGGTTCGTTGAGTCAACGCTTGCGGGGCAGGG